ACAGGTATTAAACTAGCGCCTTATCAAGAAATTACTTTGAAAGGAATGTTTAATAGAAATTTTAACATGTGCGTCTGGGGACGTGGTTGCTCAAAGTCTTTTATAGCAAGTGTTTATTGCGTATTGCAGTGCGTGTTTGAACCTAATACAAAAATTTTAATAGCTGGACCTACTTTTCGTACCGCAAGGGCCATTTTTAATAATATAGAAAAGATGTCCGAGACTAAAGGCGCAGAATTACTGATGCAGGCTTTTGGAGCCAAAAGCAAAAGAAATGATTTGTACGAATGGGACATTAACGGTGGGTCGATCAGGGCTATCCCTCTAAGCGGCGAAAAGATTCGCGGTTTTCGTGCCAACATTCTTGTGCTTGACGAGTTTTTGCTTCTCCCAGAAGAAATTATTAAAAATGTATTAATGCCATTCCTTGTCGCGCCTCAAGACATGAAAAGACGTATTGACGTACGCGAAATGGAAGACTTGCTGATCAAAGAAGGCAAAATAAAAGAAGAAGATAGAATGGTTTTTGTAAACAACTCGAAGATGATAGCTTTATCTTCCGCTAGTTATACTTTTGAAAATCTTTACAAAACCTACCAAGAGTGGATAACAAAAATTACTTCTCCAGAAAAAGAAGAGTCTAGCTATTTTGTTTCTCAGCTAGGATATGAGGCTCTACCAGAAGAGATGATAGATAAAACAATTATCGAAGAAGCTCAAGGCGGAGGATCGTCTCACTCGTCCTTCCTTAGAGAGTATTGTGCTCAATTTACTGACGGCTCAGATAGTTATTTTAGCGCAAAAAAAATGGAACTATGCACTCTCAAAGACGAGTACCCTCACACTTTAATAAAAGGAACTCCTGGTAAGAAGTATATCGTTGGTATAGACCCTAATATGAGCGACAGCCCAAATGCTGACTATTTTGCTATAGCAGTAATGGAGCTAGACGAAGATACTGGAGTTGGGATCCTTGTGCATACTTACGCTGGTCTTGGTAATTTAAATAATCATGTCAAATATTTTTCTTATATCATGACTTATTTTAATGTTGTTATGATAGTATGCGACAATGCTGGTGCAGATATATTTATTGACACATGTAATCAATCAGAGGTATTCAAAGCCGCAAAAATAAATATAAAAACTCTTAATTTCAATTCGGAAGCAGAAGGCCAAGATTATGAAATGGAATTAAGAAACGCTAAGTCTCAATATAATTTATCTGATCATAGGATAGCTTTTAATCAAGTATTTACATCTAACTTTATAAGAAAAGGTAATGAATATTTGCAGGCTTGCATAGATTACAAAAAAGTACTTTTTGCTTCTAGAGTTTGTTCTAATGATAAATTTTTTGACAATACAATCGGCATTGATCTCCCTAAAGATTTGATATTTACAGGAGATAAAACTGATTGGACTAGTTTAGATTTCATAGAAAATCAAGACGATTATATCTATCAAACTAAAAAACAATGCGCTTTAGTAGAATACACAACCACCTCTAGAGGAATGCAGAATTTTGATCTACCGCAGCATTTAAAAAGAGGATCTTCAACGACAAGAGCAAGAAAAGACAATTATTCTGCGTTTATGTTGGCGAATTGGGGGGTAAAAAACTATAACGAAATAATGAAACAAACTGTAGAAAATAATATATTTACATTTACTCCAGTAATGTTTTAGTGTAACTTTATAATAACATGGCTAATTTGATTAGAAGAAAACAGATAGATCAGCCAGAGTTTTCTGGATTTATCGTACAGGTAGGAGATAGTAATTATTATCCCTTATCTTCTAATCCAGTTGGATATGTTAATCAAGCGGCTCTAGACTCTGCGACAGGCACGCTAAATTCTATTGTGAATAGTGTTTCTGGAGATTTAAACACAAAAATACAAAATTCTGGAAACGCTGCAAACGGTTTCTCCAATGACATAAGTGGAGCTCTTTCGATTCGCCTTTCTAATACTGGAAATTCCTTGTTGGGAGAAATAAACTCTCTTAGCGGTTATATTGTTTCAGTAAGCGGAGCCTTGAATAGCACTATCCTTTCTGGTAGCGGAGCCGTTAGCACCAAGGTTGATGTCGCGAGTGGATTTTTGAAATCTTATACAGATACAGTTTCTGGATCACTTAATAATCAAATTGCAACTGGATCTAGCGCCGCGAATGTCGATAATATAGCTAGCGGAAATAATTTTAATTTCAGCGGCACAAAAACTTTTTTATCTCCGATAACTGCTCAAACAATAAATATTAGCGGGTCTACTAATCCAACTAGTATTTCTATTGTCGCTTCTTCTGGGGTTGTTTCTGTAGTTGGAAATGCTGGAACTTTTGTAAGTTATTACGAAACCGGAGCAAATGCTTCGCTATTCGCTGTGACTGACTCTAATGGCTTACCAATGATAGAGTTGCTTGATGACTATACTTTAATTTTAGGGCATTCGAGCAGACCGTCTGTTATTATAAGCGGATTGTCTGGATACGTTTTATTACCAAATTTGCCGACTCAAGCACAAACAGGAGGACTACCCGATGGTACTATTTTTAGGAGTGGAAAACATTTAATGATTTTATAACATGAGAAAGCCAAAGATTCAAGAAATCAAACCAATGATGACTGCTTATGCAGCTTCTGCCGACAATGCTCCCCTCAAGGTTCGCAGAAATATTGCTGGCGACATTGAGAGAACAGATAGGTTTTATAATATCGATTATGGCCTAGTACCGTTTAAGTATTCTAATAACGTACAAAATAAAAGCAGCCTTAACATTAGAGACGCTGTAATTCTGTGCCAAAAGGCTTATTATAATTTTTCTTCTTTTAGAAATGTTATTGATCTCATGACAGAGTTTTCTTCTAGTAAGATTTATTTTACTGGAGGCAACAAAAAGGCTAGAGATTTTTTGGAAGCTTTATTTAAAAAAATTAACATTGATAATTTTATAGACAAATTCTTCAGAGAGTATTATCGATCTGGTAATGTTTTTATTTACAGATTTGACTATAAAGTAGATGCTGAAGACATATCTAAAATAACTCAGGTGTTTGGGTCAGGCTCTATCTCTGCTGCTAGTAAATTAGAATTGCCATCTAAATACATGATTTTAAACCCGGCTGATATCCAATACGGGGGAAATATTTCATTTGTTGGTGGTAATTATTATAAAATTCTTACAGATTATGAGTTGCAAAGGCTACGCACTCCAACCACCGATGAAGATAGAGAAGTATTGAAAAGCTTAAGCGAAAGTAATAAACTAAACTTACAAAAGAAAAGCTTTTCTGGAGCTGGAGCTTACATTACAATTCCTTTAGATACAGAACGAGTATCTGCAGTCTTTTACAAAAAACAAGATTACGAACCTTTCTCTGTTCCCATGGGCTTCCCGGTATTGGAAGACATTAACTGGAAACAGGAAATGAAAAAAATGGACATGGCGCTCACAAGAACAACTCAGCAAGCTGTTCTTTTGATTACTATGGGCTCTGAATTGAAAAGCGGCGCTTTAAATATTAATCAAAAAAATATTGAAGCAATGCAAACTCTTTTCCAGAACCAGTCAGTAGGGAAAGTTTTAGTTTCTGATTTTACTACTAAAGCTCAATTCATTATTCCGGATATCGCTAGCGTTCTTGATCCTAAAAAATATGAAGTAGTAAATACAGATATCCAGCAGGGTTTAAATAACATTTTAGTTGGAGAGGAAAAGTTTTCAAGCTCGAGCATCAAAACAAACATCTTTTTTCAAAGGCTGCAGCAAGGCAGGCAGGCTTTCTTAAATGACTTTATGATGCCAGAAGTAAAGAGGCTTTGCAAAAATTTAGGTTTCAAAAATTTTCCTACTCCTCATTTCCAAGAAATAGATATTCAAGACGATTCTGTTTGGAACAGGGTTTCCGCTCAGCTAGTACAGCTTGGCGTTTTGACTGCGGAGGAAGGCCTGCAAGCGATACAGACTGGAAGGCTGCCAGACCCAGAAGAATCTTTAGAGTCTCAAAGAAAATTCAAAGCGTTCAAAGACGAAGGATTATACGCTCCAGTTACTACGGGAGGGGCCGGGGCGGCCTCTTTTAATACTGGAAGACCTACTGGATCAAGTTCTCCTCAATCTAGTAAAAGTGTGTCTCCTGCTGGAGGAGGCAAAAAGACTCCAGCCATAGCTTCTTATTCAATGAAAGGAATATCTCAAACTTTTAAGGAATACGAAATACTTTGCGCTAAAGTAGAAGAGTTTCTCCGGAACAAACATAAGAAAAAATCTTTAAATAAAGATCAAAAAGCTATAGCAGAACAAATAGCTAAAAATATTGTAATTAATGAAGAAAAAATTAATTGGGATTATTCTGTAAAAGCTTACACCGAAGGTGAAAAACAAGATGATCCAAACAAAATGATTAAGCTATTAGAGATAGCAGAAGAACACGGTATTGATATCTTTTCTGCGGCTTTACTAAATTTAAGTCAGGCTTTTAAAGAAAAAGTGTAATATTAAGTATATCGCGAAATGGATTTTGAAATGAAAAATAAAAATTTAGAAAAAACTCTTAATCAAAATGAGTTTTGCATCGATTTTCTCAATCAAAACGCCATAAACGAAATAAGGCACGAAGAAATGAGAGCAGATCGGTTCGAAATAGAAATAGAAGCTAAAAGGCCTGGACGCAAAGGGGCCGCTCAAACCCCAGCGGCACCATCAGAAAGAAAAAGTGGATCTTCTAAAAACAAGCCGGGCTCTGCTGGAGAAAAAGGTTCTGGAGCAATTGACTTTTCAGCTAAAGTCATAGAAGCTTTAAAAAATAAAGTCAAAGAGCATAATTCTAAGCATTCTAGAAAAGTAAGCTTGTCTCAATTAAAAAAAGTTTATCGTAGAGGAGCCGGAGCATTTAGCACTAGCCATAGACCAGGTATGACACGAGGTCAATGGGCGATGGCAAGAGTAAACATGTTTTTAAGAATGATGAGCGGCGGTAAAGTTAAGGATTCTTACAGAAAAGCAGATCAAGATGTCGCAAGAGGTTCTGCCAATTTCATAGATGTGTCAGATTCTTGGGAACCAGAGGATCAAGACGTAGCTCAAGCAATGATTGACGTGGAATCTATCGGAGATTTCGATTTCGAAAACGCAGATGAACTTTATTTAGAGGACGATTCTGATTCTGTAAAATGGTACACAATTTAATTATGAATTTTGAATATACTTCGACATTTAGTTCTGTTCTAAGACCTTTGGTTTCAGAAGAGAAGGACAAGTATTTAGCATTAGCATCTTTAATGCAAGTCGGGAATTTTATTCCTAACATTGACACAGAGAAAAACGTAGATTTATTGCCTGTCGCTTTTAACGCTGCAGTCGTGAACAGAGTCAATAAAAATGGCGATGTCATAGACACTGACACTGCTATAGCTTCTTATAAAGATTTCATTAATAAACCAATCAATATCGAACACAATAGAGAAAGAATTGTTGGAGTAATTTTGACTGCTGGTTTTAGCGAGTTTGGATCAGACGCCTCGCTTTCAGAAGACCAGATTAAAGATTTTAAAAAACCGTTTAACATAACCCTCGGTGGTGTAATTTGGAAAATCTCTAACCCTGATCTCGCTAATAAGATCGAAGACTCTAGCGATGCCACTAGTGATAAATATCAATCAGTAAGCGCAAGCTGGGAGCTTGGCTTTAACGATTACAATGTCGTGATGATTGATGGAGAATCTAAAAACATAGAAGATGGATCTACTATTTCTGACGCAAGTGAAATTGAATCTATTAAAAATAACCTTAAAGCCTTCGGTGGGTCAGGCAAAGTAAATCAAAGAAAATTTGTTTATAGAAAAGTTATTGGTAATGTTGTTCCTTTAGGGGTGGGGTTAACTGAGACTCCTGCGGCTGACGTAAAGGGGATTGCAACAGTAAAATCAGAAGCTTCTATACAAATTAAAGAAGAAAATATTTCTAGTATTGATAATTTAAATGTAAATATAGATAACGATAATAAAGTTATGAAAATTCAAAGCGTCAAAGATATTACCGATGAGAGTTTGAAGCAAGCAACAGCTTCTCAAATCTCTGATCTTATTGAACAAGAGCTTAAAATAGCTTCTGAAAAGTATACCGCTGAAAAAGCCGTCGTTGAGCAGTCTTTAAAAGACGCTAATGAAAAATACAATACTTTATCAGTCGCCCAAGATTCTCTTCAGAAAGAAATCGCTGCTCTTAAGGCCTCGCTTGAGGCCGTCGAGTCCGAGAAAAAGGCTATTTTAGCTAACGAAAAATTCAACGAGAGAATGAACGCTTTTGATAGCGAATACGAACTAGACAGCGAAACTAGACAAGTTCTAGCTTCTGATATCGCTGGTCTTGATGACGATTCTTTTGCTGCTTATAAAAATAAGATGGCAGTATTCATGAAGAGCAAAAAGAAGAACGGCAAAGAGAAAGAGGAGCAGAAGGAAGACTCTAAGGAGTCTAAAGCTTCTGTAACTCAAATTGTAGAAGATGTCGCTGATAAAGCAGAAAAGCAAGTCGTTAATATTCCAATGACTTCTTCAGCTTCAGAAGACTCTTTCTTCAATAAATATAAACAAGCTTTTGACTATGATGGATTCATAGTTAGATAAAACAAAAAAACATTATAATAAAGGATAAAATATGGCTTACAAATTAAGACCTTTCAGAGATTATGATGAACACGATGTACTAAATCTGTTCTCATACGACACAACTGGTTTGAGCGCTGGTTCAATCAACATTACCAAGGGAAGCTTGGTTAAGATTGCTACTGGTTGGAAAAACTACGACTCAGGCGTTGACCTCGGCGGTGGAATAGAATTCATCGGAGGAGCCGGAACGCTGCAGCCCACTAACGTTGTTTCCCAACGTTATGGAGTAACCGCTAAGGTTGTAGTCAGTACTACTGGCGAAACCCCAATCGGCATGACACTTTTCGACGTTAGAGACGCCGATGAGAATGGCGAACTTCTCAAGTATTACCCCCGCAAGGCTGCTGAGATGCAAGCCGTAATTCCTGGACAAGCTGTCCCAGTAGTTACCCGTGGTGTTTTCTTGGTGCAAGGCGTTCTTGGATCTCCTTCTGCTGGTGGAACCGCTTACGCTGGTGGAACAGGGCAAATCACTTCTTCTACCGGCATCGGTGGAATTGCTAACGTAGCTATCGGTAAGTTCCTCGGAGCTGCTGATACAAACGGAGAAACCCTCGTTAAATTGGACCTATAATATAAAGGATTAACATGAGAATTAAATTAAAAAATACCCCCGAGCAAGTCGAGCTAATCAAGGCTCTTGGCTCAAAAAATAGATTGGTTGCCGCAGAGGCTTCTGAAGCTTTTGCAGCTTTCCTTGGCCCTGTTATTCAAAGAGTAATCTTGCAAGCTGGCACAGCCTCTTCTGTTTATACTGACGCTCCATTTGACGAGAATGACTCGCCAAGTTATCCTCTTGATCTTTATTATCAGGAGCTTAATAATGGTTTCGTTAGCGTTTATTCACAAACTCTTGCTGGTGGCTTGCCTTCAGCTCAAGATGTTTCTGCTGTTCAAGAGGTAAAAATTGCCACTTATCGTTTAGATAGCGCTGTTTCAATCAATAAGAGATATGCTCGCCAAGCTCGCTTGGACATTATCGCTAAGTTAGTTGAGCGTATGTCTCAAGAAGTTTTGATTAAACAAGAGCGTAATGCTTGGGCCGTAATGCTCAAAGCCCTTGGCGAAGCTTCTACTACTCCTTCGGGTGGGTCTGCTCTTAAGCACTACATCGCTGCCGGGACCGCTGGGCAATTCAAGCTAGACGATCTTAACAAGCTGATGACTCGCGTCAAGAGAATCAATGAGTCTTGGGCTGGTGGTACTCCTGCTGATCCATATAGCACTGGCTTGACTGATCTTTACGTCTCTCCTGAGATTAAGGAAAAGATTCGTGCTTTTGCTTATAACCCATTGAACACTGTTGCCGGTGTTAGAACTATCGGTGCTGCATCAGACACAAGCACTGAAAGTGCTATCGCTCTTCCTGACGGAATGAGAGAAGAGATCTATCGCAACGCTGGTATGCAAGAGATCTACGGCGTAAATATCATTGAGTTGATTGAGCTTGGTCTTTCTAAGAAATACAACATTCTCTTTGATTCTTACATCTCTGAGACCGCTACTCTTGGTCAAGCTTTCAATCCTTCGACCTACCAAATTCTAGTTGGTGTTGATAACACTAAGGGAGCTTTGATTCGCGCTGTTGCTACAAGCTCCGAAACCGGAAGCCAATTCAACGTACAACCAGACGATCAATTCTTGCAAAGAAGCGATAAGGCTGGATTCTACGGTTCGTTAGAAGAGGGCCGCATCTGTATTGATGCTCGTGCTCTATCTGGTATTATTGTTTAATAAATTCAGTTACAATAAAACCCGCTGGGGAAACCTGGCGGGTTTTTTATTTGATATATGTGTTTAATTAAGTTATAATTTTTATATGGCTAAAAAATCAAAGCTACAACAATTAAATCAAATAGACGCAAAAGAAGAACTAGGAAAGCCAACTACTCTAGATCAAATCTGGGGTGATACTGGTTTACAAAAATACGGAACCAATAATTTAGATGAGTACAAAATTTATCTTCGTTCATTAAATAGAAGCGACATCCAATCTCACGCTATAAAACTAGGTATGCTACCAACAGATAATTACGAAATACTTGTGGCTAGATTAGAAAGAGAATTCCAAAGGCACGTTTCTGCCTATCAAGCTCCAGCGAATGATAGTCGAAAACAAAAAAAAATATCCAAAGACGCTCAGAAGATATTATCAGAAGGGAGATAATCAGTGTAATTTGATTCGATGGCTAATTTAGTTAGGCTTAAGCAGCTGGATCAACCGGAGTTATCTGGTTTTATTCTAGATGTAACAGACGAAAGTTATTATCCGAGCAGTAACCCTTCTGGTTATATCTCTGATCTTTCATCTGAGAATGATTTTATTGTATTAAGTGGTAATCTAACAAATACAGGTTCTAGTTTAGTTTCTTCAATTCAATCTGGGCAAACCAGTTTAAGCGGTTTCGTTGTTTCTACTGGGACTTTTTTAAATTCTAGAATAGATTCTGTCTCTGGAGATTTAGTCGCTACGAATTTAGACGTATACACACTTTCTGGCGATGTACAATCAACTATAAATTCATTTTCAGGATTCAAGATAGAAGTTAGCGGGTCAATTAGCGGAGAAGTCTCTGGTTTAAATATTTCAATAAATCAAGCTAGCGGAACATTAAACACAAAAATTGATAATGTAAGCGGAAATTTAAATTCAAGAATAGTTAATTTAGAAGACAATTTTGCTTTAACAGGAAGCAATTTCTTAGATTTAATTTCTAATGGCCAAGCTGTACAAGGAACAAAAACATTTAATAATACAACTTCCTTTAAGTTAATTAATTTAATTCCATTCGAAGGAAACTATTCAAATCCTGGAGGCCAAAATCAATTGATATTCTCTCAATTTATTGAACAATATTCATTTGTGGCAAGCGGATTGGGCACTATTACTGGAGATGCCTTTATAACAAAAATGATGCAACAAAATAATGTAGAGTGCATTATCTCTTCAATTATTTATACAGGATCTTATTGATATGGAAATAAAAAAAGTCTATGGTTCTTTAGATTCTGCTGGAGACTCTTGTGTCTTGCTGTATGATTTCTTTGGCAAATCTTACGACGGCGAACCAACCACAAATTTATTTACTCAACCAACTGGAAACGCAGGCTTTGCAATAAAACCGGCAAACACTGGAAGGGCATTTTTTAAATTAGACTATTCAGCCAACTTAGACGGGCAAGGTAATTTTTTTGATAATGCTCCTGAGCCATTCAATAAGTTTGATTCTATTTATAAATATAATTATGTATCTGGTCAAACAGATTCTACTTCTAATAAACATGGTTTTAATATCAACGTAATAAGAGGAGAAACATATACCGCTTCTGTAGATGTTTTTGTTTCGACTGGTCATCCGAGAACTGGGACAGCCACTGTTTTAAGTTTAACTCCGAACAGCCAGGATTTTAATACAATTAGCGGCTCTTACAATTTTAGCTCAAAAGGTACTTGGCAAAATATATCAGAAAAAGTTTTTGTACCAGCTGTGTCTAATAATTTTGGTAATAGCGCTTTCTATTTCGAGGTGGGGGTAGCTACAAAAACGGCTCAGCATCCTTTTTTTGGTTCTGGATCTGCACAGGGATTTGTGGTTTCTAATATTCAAGGCAGAACTCTTAATTTATACAAGGGCGGTTCCTATGTGTTCCTCCAGTCTAATATTAGTAATGTTGATAATGAATTTTATTTGTCAACAACCGCAGGCGCGGGAGGCGGTGCGAACGCTTACAATACTAATTTTTCTTATTATGGAAATAAAGGCTTTGATGGCTATGCGGTTTTCAATGTTCCATTTAATGCTCCGAGTGTTTTATTTTATAATTCAAAAACTCAAGGGACATCTTTTTTCGGAGGAAAAATAAATATTTTAGGAGGATATAAT